TGTTGGTGCTTATGTAGATAGTTTACAAGCTTCTGGATTATATAATAGAGTTGGACTTAATGATTTAGGAACAGTAGCTGCTGATACTGTACTTCCAATAGCTGGAGGAACAACTGTTGCATGGGCTGCTGAAAATGCTGCTTCTGCTGATGGTGGTGCAGACTTTGGAAAAGTAACTTTAACTCCAAAAAGAATTACTGGTTATGCTAATTTGTCTAATGTTATATTGGCTCAAAATGGACCACAAGCTGAAGCATCTGTTATGACTGACATGGGAAGAAATATGGCAACTCAAATTGATGCTGCTATGTTTGGTTCAACTTCAGTAACAAGTGCTCCTGCTGCAATAGTTCAAACTTCAGGAACTTTAACATTTACTGAAGCTACTTTTGCTTCTGGTTCTATTGCTTCTGATATGTTAGAAGCTATTCAAACAGTTGCTGATGATCATGGATTAGATGGTAACTTATCTTTTGTAAACTCTTGGGAGCTTTATTCAGCTATCAAGAAAGAAGCTCAAGTTTCTTCAACTTATCCTTTATATGTAGATGATAGATTAGCTGGTTATCCAGGCTACTTCTCTTCTGCTCCTGCAAATTCTGCTGGTGCATCTGGAGATGGTATGTTCGGTGATTTTGGTAGAGTTTATATGGCTCAATTTGGACCATCAAACATTATTGTAGATCCATATTCTGCAGCTGGAACAGGGTGCGTTAGGTTGATAATGAATAACTATTTTGACTGGGGTGTTGCTTCTGGTGCATCTTTTGTTAAATATACTACATTAACAGCGTAGTTAATTTTTATAATAATTAAAAAAGGGCTGGTTTCAAAGCCAGCTCTTTTTTTTAACTAAATTTAATAAAATGTATAGAAGTCTAAAAGAAGTTACTTTATCAGAAACTCCATTATTTACAACAGCTGATGCTAAGGATTTCCTTAAAGTTGATACTACAGCAGATGATACTTTAATTGACAATTTAATTAAAGCTGCAACTGAGTCCTGTCAAATTTATACCAATCAATATTTTATGACTACTATTGTAGAACAGTATTCTGATACATGGGCGGAGTTTTATACGTTATATAAAAGCCCAGTTTCTGAAATTACTCATATTAAGTATTATGATTCTGATGATACTGAACAAACTTTAGCTTCTTCAAATTACATTTTAGATGATGTTTCAAAACCTGCAAGAATTGGTATTTCTGTAAAAGGAAGTTTGCCAAATCTAGCAAATAGAATAAACGCAATTCATGTTAAATATACAGTGGGTTATGGATCAGCTTCAACAGATGTTCCAGATGGAATAAAACAGGCTGTGCTTTTAACTTTGGGAAATTGGTACGAAAACCGCCAAACAGTAATAACAGGAAGAACAGCAACAGAACTTCCTTTATCAAGTCAATACTTATTAGATCAGTATAAAATTCAGGTATGTTAAGCATAGGACAACTTGATAGAAGAATTGAAGTTCAATCTCCAACTTATACAAGAGATAAATATGGAGCAGAAACAAAAGTATATGCAACCTTATACACTTTATGGGCTCATGTAGATTGGAAAGCAAGTAGAAGAAAAGAAGAATCTCAAGAAAATGTACAAGGAACAGATTTAGTTTTTTATGTACGAAATTTAGGGGATGAAGTTTTAGGAACTTATAGAATAGAATATGATTCTAAAACTTACATAATACATGGAGTTAAAGAAATAGACGGAAGAGAAAAATTTTTAGAAATAGAAACAAAATTAAAAGATAATAACTAATGGCTGATGGTGTTTCAGTAGAAGCAAAAGGAATTAGAGAGATAACTCAAATGTTTAAGGAGTTACCAAGGCAAGTTAATAAAGACTTAGTTTGGGGAAGGTTTTGGAAAAAGGTAACTGTTCCATTATTAAATGCTGCTATAGAAGAAGCTCCAGTAGCTGATAGGGATGTTGTTTATCCTCCAGATTCAAGTTTGAAAATTGCTAGAGGAACATTAAAAGATTCTCTTAAATTTTACAGAACAAGAGCTTCAAAAGAAAAAGGAGTTCATGGAGCGTATATTGGACCAAGAGTAAAAGGGAAATTTAAAAAAAATAAAGGGGGATATTATGGAGCTTGGGTAGAGTATGGGCATAGAAAAAAAGGCGGGGGAAATACAACTGCAAATCCTTTTATGATGAGAGCTTGGAATCAAAAAAGTGGATCAGTTTTAGAAAATGGATTTACAGAGGCAGAACAAATATTTATTAAAGCAAATAGAGCTCATGTAAATAGATTAAAAAAATATGGAAGTTTAGGATATTAAAATGGATATAGGAAAAGCAATATATAAAATTTTACATGATAACATTGCAGTTGAGTCAATGGTAAGAACAAGGATTACTCCTAATATAATGAAACAAACATCTCCATTTCCTTTTATTATTTATGATGTAACTTCAGATGATCCAGAAGGTCAAAAAGATTCTGTTGCTTTATTAGATACTGCCAACATAATGATTTCAGGATATTCTAAAACCTATGCAGAAGCTTCAAAACTTGCAAACTATATAAGAACAGCTTTGGATAGAGTTAACGGATTATATAATGGTGTAAATATCCAAGCAATTAATTTTGAAGGTTATGATGATGTTTTTGATGACATGAGTGGTTCGGATGGAATATATAGAAAATCTTTAAATTTTAATATTAGAATAATAAATTCATTCAATAATATTTACAGCACAATTTTTGATGGAGTTGATGATTATGTTTCTTTGGGAGTTAGTGGAATGTCAGCAATGAAAAATACTGGGACAATTTCTGCATGGGTTAAATTAGAAACAACTGCTTTAAGTTGTGATTTGTTCAGAGCTTATGAAGATGCCAGTAATAATGTAAGAATTTTTTATCATGCAGGGGATAATGAAATAAGATTTAATTACAGAGCGGGAGGGATTAGCAATATAGCAACCATAACAGATGCAATTGAGGGAGATGGATTATGGCATCATGTAGCAGGAACATGGGACAAAGATGGAAATGCAAATATATATTTAGATGGAACATTGAAAGATACAACTGCAATTTCAGGAACATTCGTGGGAAGTTTTATAACAGCTGCAATTGGTAACAATACTCAAGGCGGAAATTATTGGATTGGAAATGTTGATGAATTAAGCATTTATAATGCAGAGTTGGACCAAACAGCAATTACAACTTTATACAATGATGGACTTCCATTTAATCCAAAACCATTGGCAAATATGATTGGATATTGGAAAATGGGAGATGGTGGTATTGTTGGAGATCCGATTGCAACTTATCCAACAATTGTTGATGAAACAGGAAATAATAATGGAACAATGACAAACATGACTTCATCTGATTTTGTTGCAGATGTCCCAGAATAAAGATATGGAAAAAAAGTATGTTATAATAAATAAAGAAATGGTTGCAGCGGTCGATTTCAAATTAGTTATTGAAACATCAGCTTCAACATTAAGATATAGTTTGGATGGAACTCAAACAATACTGAAATTCATTGGAGAGATTCCTTCTTTTTTAGAAGGGGAGGAAGTTTATTCTCATGATGAAATAATAAAAATAATCAACAATCCTGACAATGGTTGGATTGATAAAAATTAAAAGAAATGAAATTTGAATTAAAAAGAAGATATATTGTAAACTCAATAAAAACTTTAGAAGCTGGAGCGGTTATTGATGTAACTCAAGAAAAATACGAATGGCTTGAAAAAAACGGATATGGAAAGTCAGAAAAAATAAAAGTAAAAAAAGAAACGAAAACAAACAAAGCTCAAGAAGAGCAAGAATAAAATAAATATTAATATTATAAAATAAAAAAAATGGCAAATGGACAATTAAACGGAACGGAACTTGGAGTTTATATTGGAGGAACTTTAGTTGCATATTCAACAAGCGCTTCTCTAAATGTAAATCATAGCCCCCGTTCTACAAGTAACAAAGAAGATGGTGGTTGGGAAACTGCAATGGAGGGATATCGAAACTGGGATGTTTCATGTGATGCATTATATGCATGGTTAGATCCTTCAGGAAGTGCAATTTCAAATGAAACATTAAGTGAACTTTTTACTTCTTACATAACAACAAGAGCAAGTTTTACTTTAACTTTTGGAGTTACTTCATCTACAACAGGAGATACTAAATATACTGGAACTGCATGGTTAACATCAGCTTCACTTTCTGCTCCCGACCAAGACACTTCAACTTTTTCAGTTTCCTTTCAGGGATCTGGAGAATTGACACAAACTATTGCTGCTTAATAGTTTATAAATTAGATCCTGCCCATGCGTTTTCTTTTCTGAGTGCGTGGGTAGGTTTCTTTTAATTCAGAAAAGGTAAAACTTAGGAAAATGAAATACGAAATAATAGAAATAGGCAGTAAAAAATTTCCAATTAAATTTGGATTTGCAGCATTAAGAAACTACTCCAATTTAACAGGAACTTCTCTTGCTGATTTAGACAAAATAGGAGTTAATATGACTCTTGACGGAGCTCTTACTTTAATGTATTGCGGAATAAAAGATGGTCATAGGGTTGCAAAACAAGATTTTACTCTTGAGATTGATGACATTGCTGATGCATTAGATGGAAACATGGATTGCTTAGAAAAGGTTTTTGAGGTTTTAGCAAGACAAATGAGCGATGGGAACACTGAGGGAAAGCAGAAGGCCAAGAAAGCAAAGAAAAGCTAACTTGGCATAAAATTGAAAAGATTGCATTTGGGCAATTAGGAATGAATCCAGATGATTTTTATGATATGTTGCCAAGAGAATTTTGGAATAAAGTGGATGGTTTTTACGAAATTGAAAACATGAGGGAAAGAGGGAATTGGGAGAGGACAAGATGGAGCACTTGTTTGTTATTAAACATTCAGATGCCAAAAAATAAAAGCATCAAGCCAACAGATTTAATTAAATTTGATTGGGATGATAAAAATTTAAAAATTGATTTTGAAGATTTAAAAATGAAAGCAGAATTATATAAAAAAAAGGTAGAATATGGCAAGTAAAGCAATAGGATTTCTTAATTTCAAATTTGGAGCTGACTTAAGTGGGTTTGAGAAAGCAATGAACAAAGCTCAAAAGAACCTTAAAAAGTTCGGAAAGTCAATGCAGAGGGTAGGGAAAAACATGAGCCAAAGTTTAACAATGCCCATTTTAGCACTTGGAGCAATTTCATTAAAAACATTTGCAGATTTTGAGCAGTCAATGCTTAAAGTAAAAGCAATTTCAGGAGCTACGAGAGTTGAATTTAATGAATTAACAGAATCGGCAAAACTTCTAGGATCTACAACAATGTTTACTGCTTCGCAAGTTGCAGAGCTTCAATTGAATCTTTCAAAGCTTGGATTAACTCCGGGACAAATAAACAAATCAACTGAGGCAATTCTTAACTTAGCTCAAGCAACGGATTCGGACCTGGCTCAATCTGCAACAATAGCCGCATCAACAATGAATGCTTTTGGATTAGAGGCTGAGGACATGACAATGATTGCTGATGTAATGGCAGACGCTTTCAGTTCCACAGCTTTAGACATGGATAAATTCCAAACAGCAATGGCTTCTGTAGCACCTGTGGCAAATCAAGCTGGAGCAGATATTCAAAGAACATCAGCAATTTTAGGGGTTTTAGTAAATAATGGAATTGAAGCATCATCAGCGGGAACAGCATTAAGAAATGTATTTTTAGAGCTGTCAAATAAAGGTTTGACTTGGGACCAAGCTATGATAAAAATAAAATCATCCCAAGAACCACTTACAACAGCAATGGAGTTATTTGGGAAAAGGGGAGCGGCGGTTGCAACAATTATAGCAAACAACGGAACAGAAATTCAAAATTTAACAGCTGATTTTCAAGATTCAACTGGAGAGGCTCAAAGAATGGCTGACATAATGGATTCTGGAGTTGCTGGAGCAATGAGAAAAATGAAATCTCAATTAGAGGGAGTAGCAATTCAACTTGGCCAACAATTAATTCCTATATTTACTAAAGTAATTGAAAAAGTTAGCCAAGCTGTAAAATGGTTTTCAAATTTAAGTGATGAGAAAAAAAAGAGCATTGTAAAATGGGGATTAGTAATTGCGGCAATTGGTCCTATGTTAATAATTATTGGAAAAATGGCTACGGGACTTGCCGCATTGGTGCCAGTTGTGGGGGGAGTTATTAAAGTTCTAGGATTTTTAAGGATCGCAATATTATCAAATCCGATTGGTGTGTTGGTTTCAGCTTTAGCATTAGCTACGGGAGCCTTTATAGTTTATAAAAACAGCGCAAATAACGCTTCACAAGCAAATGATGAGTTTGATGGATCAGTTGAAACTCTTGCTGAAAAAATGGAGAGGCTTAATAAATTAGCTAAAGAGACAGGTAAGGGACAGTTTGATTTAGGTATTGAAGAGTTGGATAAAGAAATTGAGGCCATGCAAAAAAGAATTGATACTATAGGGCTTAGAAGAAAAGGAATGCCCGCTAAATATCAAATAATGGGACCTGAAGAGATTGGATTGGTGGATGATATTGAGGAAATGGAGAACTTAATTATAAGATTAAAAAAAGCTCAAAAAGAATCGAATAATGTTTCAATAAGTGCTGTTAAAATAAATGGAGAATTATCAGAATCAACTGGAGAATTAACAACTCAGTATGATGGACTTTCAAATATGGTGGGGAAGTATTGGGATAGGGTTCAAAAATTTAGTTCAATTGAAGATCAATTTAAAGGAATAGTTGTTTGGACAAAAGAGTTAACTAAAGAACAAAAAATATTAAATGGCGCTTATAGTTTGTTTGGAGATATTGTTGCGGATTCAATGACCTCAGCATTGGAAGGAAGTGAAAACTTTTTTGATTCTTTTGTTAAAGGTATAACTTCAGCAATTAAAAAACTATTAATTCAACTTGGAGTTATGCTTGCAATAGATGTTTTGCTTGGAGGAAAGAATTTAACAAAAGCTTTATTAATGACTAGAATAACAGAAATCATTCCAATGGCGGATGGAGGGATAGTAACAGGACCACAACTTTCATTAATTGGGGAGGCTGGACCAGAGGCAGTTATTCCATTAAATCAAATGGATTCAGTTATGGGAGGAGGAAGCCAAAACATTGTTGTAACGGGAAAAATAGTTGGAAATGATATTTGGCTATCAAACGAAAAAACACAATTTAACAGACAAAGAACAACATAATGGCAAGAGCATCTTATTCTCTACAAAAATACGCATATTCTCCAATTGAATCCTCAAACGGGACAACTTACACAATGGATTTATGGTGGGATGGATCTGGAGGAAGTTATGAATGGACTCTTGGACCTTCAGGAATTCAAATAAGTTATGAAACTGAAGATGCTGATGATAAAAATTCCCCAATATTAACATCAACTTGCACAATTCCAGTAATGGTTGAAAATTTAACTCAAGAGATTTTCATTAATGGAATAAGAACATCCAAGCAAGAAAGAGATGTTTGGATAACAATTAGAAGGGGAACAACAGGAGCATTTATTTGGAGCGGATATATTTTAATGGATTTGGAAGTTCGGGAGGATGTTTCTTATCCTTATGAAACAACTTTAAAAGCTGTTGATGGATTAGCTTCTTTAAAGGACATGCCATTTATAAGAGAAACAAACTCAGATACTGCGGCCGTTCCATCTTTTCCTTATGTGAGAGCGGACACTTGGGATAATGCAGGTTTTCAAAGAGTAATTGGAACATCAGCTTCATGGATAGTAAAATTACTGGACAACGCTGGGCAATTACTAGCAACAGATGATGCGTCAGGAACAATTGAAAATTACACAATACAAACTGCGTTTAATTGGTGGAATGAAGATATGGGAGTTTCTCCTGCTGCTGATGAAGATCCTTTGTATAATATACAATTGTCAATGCGTCCATTTTACAAAGAAGGCTCTGATGGATATTATGATGTTCCAAATTGTTATGATGTTTTAAAAAGTTTTTGTAAGAACTTTAATATGAGATTGATTTATTGGGAAAATACTTTTCATTTTATTGGATTGGATGAATATAATTCAAACGAAAATACAACATATACAGGAGCGGCTTTTGTTCCATCAAATATTCCAACAAGAGAATATTTTTATAGTGGGAGCTCTAAAGCCGATAATAATTATTTGGGGACAACTCAATATTCTCTTTATAAACAAATTTTTGAAAATGTAACTGCACCCGCTGAGGGGTTGCAGAAATTAGCTGGATCACAATATCAAGCAATTCCTCCAATTAAAAAAGTTAGTGGTGAATATGCAGAAAACGCTGGACAAAACAATTACAATGGTTTCCCTTTATTTATAACTCATAACTCAGTTGCAGGACTTACAACATCTTGGCCAACTGATGGAGTAGTATATGAATTTATTCAGGCTCCTCAATCAAATGGAGTTTACAAAATAATGGAGTTTACTGATGCTAAAGATGTGCAGGGTTTTCTTTGTCAAATTATTTGCGACTTTACAAACACAGCTTCTGGATGGTTAAGCATGTTCTCTTGTTGGAGCATGAGAGCAAAACCATCTTCCGAATCTTCATGGACTGCTGCAGGGAATAAAGTTTTAAAAAATGTTTCTGGAACTTTGGATTGGTATGAAGTAGAAACGGGAACTCCAGATGGTATTGGTGGAACAGATACAATGCTTACTGATCCTTTGGAGTATATTTATTCTTCCAAACAAATACTAGCCTCCTCTAATCCAAATTCAGCAACTAATATTTTATTTGATTCTAATACATCGCCATTCACTACCAATTCAAGCAATCTAATTCCAACTCATGCTGATTTTGCAGGACAATGGGATTTTCAGTTTTTTACTTATACAAAATTTCAAGATACTGCTACCCATCAAATGGGAATAACAATGGGAACTCCAACTCATGGGAAGGTAACAGCTCACAATCAAAATAATGGAGATACGAATTATGATGGGACAACAACCTATGCTAGAAAAGTTCCAACATCTTATGCTTTGGATTATGTTGATACAATTGACCAAAATTTGAGTCAACCATATTTGGGGACATTTATACCAATGAAAGATGATCAGTTTGGAATTAGCACAGTAAAATTTGAAATCAATCAAAGTGGAAATGATAGTTTTGTTTATGATGTTGGAAATAATAAATGGGGAGATGGTTCTGGTCAAAATACATTCTCAACAATTCAAGTTTATGATGGTTCGGATTGGATTTATGTAAATGTGTCCGGAAAATGGGCAAAAGGAGTTTACACTTGGGGAGGTTCAAGCTTTTCATTTGCAACTCCAACATATAATAAAAAAATATTAACTTTACTTTGTGAGGAAATAATGTATAATCAAAGCAAACCAACATTAACATTAAGCACAAATACAGCATTATCAGAAATAAATAAAACATATCCATCAAGCTCAAGATTAAAATTCATGAATCCTATTGCAAGATTGGAAGATTTAGATGGTAATAAATACATTATGAAAAGAGGAACATTTACTTTAAATTCGGACCAATGGCAGGCCGATATGATGCAAATGAGTTATAACATACCATCAACAACAACAGGAACTAGAAACATAACAGCACAAGGATAAATGAATAAAAGAACTTCCATATTAGTACAACCTCAAGAATTAGGGAGGAATATTTTAAACGAAATTCAAATTGGATCATTGTCTGCAAATTATGATGAATCTGCTGCAATAACTTCCATTAGTGTAACATCAACTCAAATTGACTTAAAGGCAGGGGATCAAATTAATATTGCTGGCCAATCTTTAGAAATTAATGCTGACGCTTCGGCTGGGGTTCGGGTTTTATCTATAGTTTCAATAACATTAACTTCTCCAATACTTATAGGAAATGAAATAAGAATTAATGAGGAAAATCTTTTTGAACAATACCAGAGAAAAACAGAGGGAACAATTGCAGGTTTTGATATTGATGCAGATGGAATAACAAAAGGAGGTGTTGAAATAACGGGATGGTTGGACTCAGATACAATGACAGGAGCTACTGCAAATAATGTTCCAACAGCGGAATCAGTGAAAGCTTATGTTGATGCAAGTTCTGGAGGGACATCTAATTATAAGTTTGCCACATCTTCAGGAACAGGATTAACAAGTGCTACAGATGGAATTGCGAATGCGGTTGTCGTTCCTTTTGATACAAGTTCAGTTGATTCAGCTTCAACAACTATTTCATTAAATGGCTCTGGAGGTATTGCTGGCATAAGTGGATCTGAATATAGTTTCAGCTTAGATGAAAATACAGAATCTGGAGTTTATGAAATAAGATGGAATGTTGCCGTTAATACTTCAGTTGCTTTAAATAGGTATTTGGGAGGAGTTACTTTAGAAACTGGATTGGCTGTTGCAGCTACTCCAATGACATGGGCAGAGGTTTTTCCAAGTCGAGCTTGGATATATAACAGAGGGACTTCTGGGAATAGGTATGGTAGCGCGGCTAATTCTATTTTATATAATTTATCTGTAGAATCAAGCAAACGAGTTTTTAGAGTTGTGTTCTGGAAAGAGGATGGCCAAGCAGCAGGTAAATTAATAACTGAAATAAACGGGTGTAGTGTAACAATAAAACAACTTTAATGACAACAAAAGAGGAAATAATAGTAATGAAAAAAGATATTTCAAATCTTAGTGAGAAGATTGATGGATTGGATGAAAAAATGGATATGATAATAAAGAAGTTGCTTGATCCAGATTCTGGTTTAGTTGTTAGGGTAAATAAAAATACTGAACGACTTGATTATAGAGATGAAAAGATGCCGGAATGGATGGGGGAAATTGACCAATTCCGATTAATGAAATCTTGGAAAAGTAATATTAACAAAGCTTTGTGGGTTCTATATTCAGCAGCAATTGGATTAATAATTAAAGTATTATTTTGGTCATGATAACAATTGCAATAATATCAATAATATTGGGAAAGATAATTTGTTACTTCCTGCATGAGCGTAAAAAAAAATGAAATTGGAATATTTTAAAATAAGTGAATTTGATTCTCCTGATGAAGTTGGGAGTGGGGACAAAATGAATGAGCAGTTTCTTGAAATGTTAGATTGTGCCAGATCTTATGCGGGGATTCCTTTTAAAATAAATAGCGGCTATAGAACAAAAGAACATAACAAAAAAGTTGGAGGTGTTGAGGGCTCAAGTCATTTGTCAGGATATGCAGCAGACATTCACTGCGTAAATAGTAAAAATAGAGCTTTAATGGTGGGGAGTTTATTGGAAGC